TTGTTACTGTTATCACTTCAGACGACTCCGGGAGTTTGCCCTCTGGAGTTTATTCTTGGCAAGCCTACCGAACAGTGGACGGAAATCGGGAAACTATTGGCACGGGTAGAATAAAGGTTGAACCCAACTTTCTGAGTTTGAATAGTTATGATCCGGCAACGGAATCTGAGAGGTTGTTGGCTCAAGTCAGAACGGCAATTCAATCGGTTTTGACTAGCGGGCAAGAATATAAAATCGGTGAGCGAGAGTTTACCCGCGCTGATCTTACTGAATTGAGGGAATGGGAAACTAGATTAAAGTTTCAGGTTTACCGAGAGGGAAAGGCTTTGCAAGGACAATCTGCTCATCTAAAAATTCGATTCCGTAGGGAGTATGGCTAAAAAAGGAAAGTCGAAAAAAAAATCTAAATCCGCAAATGTTTCGGATTTGCCGAAGCGACGATACGACGGCGCGAGGCTAAGTCGAAATAATTCTGATTGGTTAGTTAGTTCCAGTTCTGCCGATTCTGATCTGCGGTCTGATTTGGTGCGCCTACGGAATCGATCGCGTGATTTGATTCGTAATAATCCCTACCTGAAACACGCGATTCAAGCGACTCTCCCCAATAATATCATTGGCACGGGGTTGGGGTTCCAGAGTCAGGTTAAGCGGAAGCGCGGGGATAAATTAGATGACGACTTAAATCAGCAGATTGAGGATGCTTGGCTTGAGTGGCAAGAAGCTAATTAGTTGTTTCGGATAATTCGATCGAGTTTTGGGGGTTCGCCGATTCCGATCGCACTTGAGATTATTGAATCAGATCAACTGTGTGATTCCCACGCGGTGAGTGGCTACGGGGGGAATCTGATTAAGATGGGCGTGGAGATAAACGAGTGGCAACGACCCGTGGCTTATCACTTATACCCTTACCACCCCGGCGATACTCAGTTTACCCGGGCAGTGGAAAATGGCAAGTTAATCAGGGTTGCGGCTGATGATGTTTACCATTTATTTTTGTCAGACCGACCGGGGCAGACGCGGGGAGTGCCGTGGTTGCACGCGGTGATTAATAGATGCCGGCAGATGAATGCTTTCGAGGATGCGAAGATTACCACTGCTCGCGCCCAAGCTTTGATTAATGCTTTCATCACTACCCCTGACCCTGAAAATGTGGTGTTAGCGGGTGAAACGGAAAACGGCGATCGAACTTGGGATTTAGATTCTGGGGAAGCGATTGTCTTGCAGCCGGGGGAACAAGTGCAAGCTTTTATACCCTCGACTCCTAATGATAATGGGTCGGAATTTTTAAAGTCTCTCCTGCGATCGGCTGCAATTGCTACGGGAATCAGTTATGAGGCTTTTACTGGTGATTTTAGTAGCACTTCTTATTCAAGCGCCCGAACGGCTTTGCTGCAAGAAAGGGACTGTTATCAGGTTTTACAAAATTGGTTTATTAATTGCTTTTTATTGCCTTTTTATCGAGAATGGCTTGATGTGGCGGTGTTGTCGGGTCGGGTAAAAATTGATGATTACTTCCAAAATCGCGCCCATTACTGCAAGCCTAAGTTTACCTCTCGCGGTTGGCCTTGGGTTGACCCGTTAAAAGAAGTCAATGCCAATATTGAAGCGGTTAAAGCCGGGTTTAAAACTTTAACGGAAATTGCGGCGGAATCGGGTAAAGATTTTGAGGATATTGTCAAGACGCGCCGGCGAGAATTGGATTTATTGGCAACTTATCAAATTGATCTTGTGGATACTGGCAGTCAGTCTGTGGAACCAGTGATAATGACCGAGAAACAGTTTCGCAGTTTAAAGTACAAGTCAAATCTTCGACTTCGCTCAGATTAGAAATTTTGTGATATATTAATTTTAGTAGTAGAACGATTAAAAAATCCCCTGCGTTTTCTGGCGGGGGGTTTAAAAAGTCTAGATCACCTTATTAATAAATAAATTTTTCACTGCCAACGAGGAAGAAATGGTCATGGTGGAAGCCTGAGAGGGTTTCCTCTTTTTTTTGTGTAAAATAAAATTAGTAGGAGGGCTTATGCAAAATAAACCAGAAACTGGCATTAAACATTTTAGAGATGTAAAGTTTGAGCGGCAGGAAGAAGACGGCGAAACTTTTAGTTTTAGCTGGTCTAGCGAGTATCCTGTAGATATGTATTATTTTAAAGAAATTTTATCCCATGAGGAAGGGGCGATTAATCTGGAAAGATTAGCCGGGATGAATTTGCTTTGGAATCATGATCGAGATATTGTTTTAGGGAAAATTGAACGGGTCTGGGTAACGGATAAAAAAGCTTATTGTCAAGCGAGATGGAGTAAAAAGTCAAGTATTCAAGAGCATCGACAAGATGTCAGCGACGGGATTATCACTAATGCTTCTTTTTTGTATTCTGTGGAAGAATACGAGGAAATGAGCCGTGATGATGGAGAGGATGGTTATTGTTTTCTAGGGAAACGATGGACTCCCTACGAGATTAGTTTGGTAAGTGTACCAGCAGATCCGACGGTGGGCATCGGACGATCTTTAACAGATAGTAAAATAGAGGAAAAAAGAGGTTTGATTATGGAAAAAATGGAAAAAAGCGTATTAGATGCGCGTAATGAGGAATTAGAGCGAACTAAGGAAATTTTGGCTATGGGCGAAAATTTTGGAATGCGCGATTTAGCCCGATCTTTGGTAAGCGATGGCACGGATTTAAATACAGCTAGGCGAACTTTTTTGGATAAGATGCGACCAGAACAAAGACCAGTGGCACAGGCGATCGATACTACGTTGGGCTTATCTGACAAAGACCAGCGATCTTATAGTTTGGTGAATGCAATTAATGCTGTGGCTTTTCAAAGCCCTGACATGATTGAAAAAGCTAAGTTTGAGCTTGAATGCTCAGGAGAAATTGCTAGAAAACTTGGGCGAGCGACTAATGGCTTTTTTATGCCAATGAGAGATTTACGCGTTCGGCCTGAAAAGATACAAAAACGTGCAACTTATGCAGTAGGAAGTCCAGCCACTGGTGGATATACCGTCGAGACAAATTTATTGGAACAAAACTTTATTGAACTGCTAGAAAACCGAGCAATGGTTATGCAGTTGGGTGCAACTATGCTATCCGGGCTAGTGGGAAATGTGGACATCCCAGGACAAGCAACATCCGAAACTGCTTACTGGATAGGCGAGGGAAATAACTTGACACAATCTGAAGGAACTTTTAAACAAATTCCTTTACGGATGAAAACGGTGGGGGCATTATCTGTGTTTACTCGCAGTATGATGATGCAATCCTCGATTGATATTGAGATGCGAATCAGAAATAATTTTGCTAAGAGGATGGCTTTAGCGATCGACAAAGCGGCTCTTTCGGGAACTGGATTAAATAATCAACCAAGAGGGATTCTTAATACCAGTGGAATTGGTTCGATTTCTTTGGGGACAAACGGCGGCAACCCAAGTTGGTCAAGCATTGTTGGTTTGATGAAAGAGATCCATATTGAAAATGCTATGTTAGGGGGAACCGCTTGGCTGACCAATCCCCACGTTTTAGCAAAACTAATGACCACCCCTGTCCAAACTGGAGGAACGGAAGGTAACTTTCTTTTAAAAGAACCCGGGAACATTCTGTGCGGATTCCCTTTTTATATGACCAATCAGGTTCCTGCTGATTTGACAAAAGGCACGGGGACAAATTTAAGTGCTTTAATTCTAGGAAATTGGCCTGAATTAATCATCGGAGAGTGGGGAGTGTTTGAAGTTCTTGCTAATCCCTTTGCGGATACTGCTTTCGCAGCAGGTAGCATACAGGTGCGGTGTATGCAATCAGTGGACGTAAATATTGGGAATCCCGAAGCGTTTGCTGTAATTACTGACATGATTACTTCTCTTTAATGGTTTCATTAAATACTATGACTACTAAATATCGAGTTCGAGCCGGATTTTTTCCAGAGGTGCTACAAGGCAACTCTAGATTATGTTATGAAGGAGGAAATGAGATTGAGTTAACCCCTGAGCAGTACGAGGGGGTTAAACACATGATTGAGGAAATACCTAAAGTTAAGGAGCCTAAAAATGCCACTGTATAAAGTTAAACCCGAACGTACAATCGAGCATGAAAATGTTTGCTATTTTGAGGGAGATGTAGTCGAATTAGCGTCTGAATACGGAGCTTTTCATGAACCGAATATTGTGGTTGTGCCTAAAGTTGTTGATGCCGAAGTTGTCCCTATTGAGGAAGACGAGGAAGACGAAGATGATGCTGAGGATGAAGAGGAAAAAAGCTCGTCGTCTTTAGTTTGGCATGGCTGATGTTTAACGAAAATCTTGACGCGTTTCTGGAAGATTTTGGGGTTATTGCTGTGGTTAATGGCGGCAATAACTCTTTTTTTGTTTTGTTTGATGAGTTCCATTCACGAATGGATATTGGGGTAGAGGGTCGGTCATTGATTGCTACGGCAAAATCTGAAGATATTGCTAATTTAAATCACGGGTCGATGCTGATTATTGCTGATGAAATGTATGAGGTGGTGGGGATTCGTCCGATTGATGATGGTAAGTTTACTGAATTAGATTTAAAAGAATGATTAGCAAAAGATTAAAAATATTAGAAGATTTGCAAGATGCTTTAAAAGCTATTACCTTTGCTAATGGTCATTTAACTAATATTGGCAATAATGTTGTTTACTGGCAAGACACAGACTTCGAGTATGGAGAATCTGCGCTAGTTTTCAGAGATACTATTGAGGATATTTCCCAAAATAATTATCCTTACGAAAAAACGTTAATTGTAGAAATTTGCGCTATTCAACAAAATGCCGAGGATGCTTTGCTGTTGGTTTCCAGCAAAATTTTAAAAGATTTGGAAAAAGCCATAGATACTTTTGAGATTGACTTGGGAAAAGCTAGGATAACAAATACAGAGAAATTTGTGGAAACAAAGGGCAAAAAAACGCTTAAAATTAAGGTTAAACTAAAAATTGAATATCGGGATTTTTTAGAATGATTAGTCTTTTGCTTGCTACAGGGTTGACAGTGACTGCTCCTGTGTATCATGCGCCTAGTGGACAACAGGGGCATTTAGTCACTACGCAGGCAGAAGATAGTTTTAAGATTGGTAAATTTTTAGAGAATAATTGGGTGTTTTTGCTGGGAGGGATTATTTTTTTAATTCGCTTGCAAAACAGCGTTGAGGATATTAAAAAAGATAATCAAAATAAAATTGAGTTATTAAGCAAAGATTTTGAGCTTATTAAGTTTAGTCTAAACGAACTTAGAGAACAAATTGATAAAACGGCGGGGACAGCTAAGGAAGACGTGCGCCGTGTTTCGGTACGGGTCACGAAACATCAGCAAAAACTGGACAAATTGATTGACTTAATTAATCATGATCGCAGTGTTAACGGTAAATCACCTTTTGTGATAGATAGCCATAGCAGCGAGGATGATTTTTAGGTTAAAATTTAAAAAAATAGGAGGCTTAATATGGTAGCACCACAACAAATTTTTCCAGGACAGGAAACAAAGTATCTTTTGGGACAAGGAAAGGTTTTTTTTGATTTAATTAATCCGACAACTAAGCGCCCAATGGACAAAGCCCGTTTTGTTGGAAATGTTCCCGAAGACGGTTTTGTCCTTACTCCAACAGTGCAAAAAGTTGAACACATGGAGTCACAAACTGGCAAAAACAGGAAAGATATTGTATTATATCCAGGCCAGTCTTTGCAAGTAACAGTCCGTATGGAGAATGTCGATGTCGAGAATTTAGCTCAAGCAATATTCGGAACAAGTGCTACTATTGCCCAAGGAACTGTTACTAACGAAGCGCATACGGCTCATAGAGGATATAGTTTCTTTCTAAATAGACCAAATCTTACTAGCTTTACGAGCATAACCCCCACTGCTGTCGCAGGAACTGATTACAATGTCAACTTAAAAACAGGAGAGGTTTTTATCCCTAAAAATAGCGCTATTGCTGATGCTACAGAGGTTCAATGTAGTTATATTGCTGGTGCTATTAATCGAATTAGTGGTTACACGGCTTTAAACAGCGAACTTTGGGTTCGATTTAATGGCTTAAATATGGCCGACAAGTTGACTCCGATAGTTGCTGAAGTGTTTAAGGTTAGCTTTAATCCAGCAAGTGCGCTAGATTTTATTAAAAATGCTTTCCCGGGGACTCAATTGGAACTAACGGGCGAAGCCCTGTATGAGCCAGCGTTGGAAACGGTAGCTGGTTATGAAGGGGGGATGTATCGAATTTTTACGGTATAATTGAAGTTGGTTTTTTGTTGAACTCTAGCGATTGCGAGGACGGCAAAACCGTCCTTTTTTTTTATTATTTATGGCTGCCAAAAAAAATCAACTCTCTGTTTTAATTCCTGATCGGAGTTTCGATACTTCCAT